ATCTGCTAGAAGAAGTTTAAATATTTTATTTTCTGAATGGGGTAATAGAGGTGTTCATCTTTGGAAAGTAGAATTAAATGAAGTTGCATTAGTTGCTGGTACACCAACATATTCTGTACCCTCAAACGTTTCAGATGTTTTAGAAGCTTATATTTCTACAACACCAACAGCACAAAATAATACAAATACTCAAGATGTAACTTTAACTAAAGTTGATAGATCAGCTTATCAAGCTATTCCTAATAAATATCAAACAGGTCAGCCTTCACAATATTTTGTAGATAGACAAATAACACCAACTATTAGTTTATATTTAACTCCAGATGCTTCTACTTATACAACATTAAAATATTATTCTATTAATAGAATCGAGGATGCGGGGTCCTATACAGATGATCCTAATTTACCTTTTAGATTCTTACCTTGCATGGCTTCAGGTCTTGCATATTTCTTATCTCAAAAAAGAGCTCCAGCAAGAACAGAAATGTTAAATAGAATTTATGAAGATGAAATGGTTAGAGCATTAAGAGAAGATGGTTCTAGAACTTCAGTTTATATTTCACCACAAACTTATTATGGGGATGGTGTATAATGTCTTGGGCAAGAGGTAGAAGATCATTAGCAATTTCTGATAGATCAGGTATGGCATTTCCATATACTGAAATGGTTAAGGAATGGAATGGCTCATTAGTACATATTACAGAATATGAACCTAAGTCTCCTCAGATTGATCCGCCTTATCATAAAGCAGATGCGGTTGCTTTACAAAATCCTAGATCACAAAGATTCCAACAACCAAAACAAATAGGTGCAGTTTCAGCTAATTCTGGTGGAACTATGGTAGGTGTAGCTAATTTAACTTTACCTGGTAATTTTGCTTTTAATACTAGAAACTCTATTGATACTAGAGATAATTATGCAACTAATATTTCTAATATTGGAATAGGAATGGTACCAACAAATCCTTCATTACAAAATAGAAGAAGACAATTACTTCCTCAAGTAGGAGTAGTAGAGGTGGTTATTTCATAATGGCTATTGCACACTCAACTTTTTTAACACAAGTAAGAAATTACACAGAAGTAGATAATAATGTTTTAACAGATTCTATTATTCAAGAATTTATTAGAATTGTAGAATTAAATGTTGCAGGTACAGTTGATTATGATGACTTAAGAAAATATGATCAATCAGCATTTACTTCAGGTAATAGAGCTCTAAGTTTACCTTCAGATTGTATGATCGTAAGATCATTACAAACTTTAATTACTACCACTGTAGGTGCGACTACAACAACCACAAGAACTTTTTTAGAAAAAAGAGATACTAGTTTTATATCAGAGTATAATCCAACTAATACAACAGGAGCTCCAATTTACTGGGCTGCTTGGGATGAGTTTAATGTAATTGTTGCTCCAACTCCAGCAGCGGCTTATATTGTACAATTAAATTTTATAAAAACACCACCTAATTTTACATCTACAAATACTACCTACTTATCTAAATACCAAGAAGGAATGCTTTTACATGGAGTTTTAGCAGAATGCTTCAGATATTTAAAAGGCCCTCAAGATATGCTACAGTTATACGAAACTAAGTATAAAGAAGAACTACAAAATTTTGCCCTACAACAAATGGGTAGAAGAAGAAGAGGTGAATACGATGACGGAGTACCAAGAATAGTAATCCCATCACCTTCACCGAATCAAACAGGAAGCTAATATTAATAAGAAAAAGGAGAAATTATTATGGCAATAACAACAAACGCAATATGTAATTCATTTAAAAAAGAATTATTAGAAGGAGCACACAAGTTCCAATACACAAGTGGAAGTACTTTTAAATTAGCATTATATAATTCTAATGCAACATTAGGTAAATCTACAACAAATTATGCTACTAACCCAGGTGGTGGATCAAATACTGAAGTAGCAAATACTGGAACTTATGTAGCTGGTGGTTTAGCTTTAGTTAAACCAAACCCAAGTACATCAATGGCTAGTTCAACAGCTATTGTAGATTTTGATAACTTATCATTTACTTCAGTTAGTTTAACTGCAAGAGGTGCTTTAATTTACAACACAACTACATCAGGTGGTTCAGGAACTACTGACTCTGTTTGTGTATTAGATTTTGGTGCAGATAAGACAGCAACTTCTGGAACTTTTACAGTTCAATTCCCAGCGTTTACTACAAGTGCTGCGATTTTAAGAATTGCGTAACAACATAGAAAAATGAAATGGCTGATACTTGGGGTAATAATACATGGGGACTAAACGAATGGGGCGAACAAAATAGTCTTAGCGTTAATGTAACCGGAATAGCACTTACTCCAAGTATTGGTAACGAAACAATTGTTGCGGAATTAAACGCAGGTTGGGGAAGAAACCAATGGGGAAGTATGGCATGGGGAGTGCCTTACTCTACGATCATTACAGGTATTTCTTTATCTTCTTCAATTGGTACAGCTACATCAGTAGCTGAAACTATAGTTACACTTACAGGTCAATCTTTAACTTCAGCTATTGGAAATGAAGAAGTAGGTATTGGAATAAATGTAGATGTTACAGGTATTTCTTTATCTGCTAATATCGGAGCCGTTGCAGGAATCACTATACAAGGTACTGCAGCATCAATGGGAATAGGTCCTGTAGATATTCAAGTTGATGGAAGCATATCTATCAATGTTACAGAACACACAATGCAAACAGCCATCGGTACTGCTTCAACAGCAAGTGAAGTAGGTCCAATTGTAACAACTGCCGGATTACTACAAACTGCAGTAGGATCTGCAATTTCAGATGCAAATACTTTAGCGGATGTAACAGGAACTTCACTAACAGGAAGTTTAGGGAATGTAGATCCGGTTTCAGTAGTAGATGTAACCGGAATATCATTAACAGCTTCTTTAGGTGGGGAGATAGTAGTTACAGATGTAACTGTTGGGGTAACAACTGCTGGATTACTACAAGGTGCTATAGGAAATGTAGATGCAGTATCTTCAGTTGAATTAGTAGGTTTATCATTAAATACATCAATAGGATCAGCAACTACAGTACAGACAGCTAATGTATTCCCAACAGGTATTTCAATGAATACTAATGTAGGAAATGTAGCAGTAACACCGTGGTCAGAGGTTGACTTAGACGTAAATAATACTTGGACTGAGGTTGATCTAGCTGCTTAAACATAGTAAAATATTAACATAACAGGAGAACAAAATTTATGACATCAGCATATACAGGTCTTGGCGTTGAACTAATGGTCACGGGTGAAAACTCGGGAACATGGGGCGATAAAACTAATGCTAACTTAAATCTTATAGAACAAATATCAGGTGGTTTTATATCACAAGCGGTTAATGGAACTGGTGCTACAACACTAGCAGTTGTAGATGGAAATACAGGAGCTGCATTAGCTACAAGAAGTATTAAATTAACAGGGACAATTACTGGAAATATAACTGTAACTCTTCCTCTTGATGTAGAAAATTTTTATTTTATAGAAAATGCTACAAGTGGAGCACATACAGTTGAATTTAAATATGTAACTGGAAGTGGTTCAAGTGTAACTTGGTCAGCTACTGATAAGGGAACAAAAATTATTCTTGCTAAAGCAGATGATGGTACTAATCCAAATATAGTTGAGGCTGTAGTAGGTGGATTACCAGGTGGTGCAACTACACAAGTACAATTTAATAATTCAGGTTCATTTGATGGAGATGCAAATTTAACATGGACAGCAGGAACAGCTTTACAAATTGATGCAGAAAAAGAATTAAGATTAGGTGATGCTTCAGGAGCAGAGTATGTTGGAATTAAAGCACCTGCAACAGTAGGTTCAGCCTATACCTTAACAATGCCTGCGGCAACAGGAACAGCGGATCAAATTTTAACTACAAATGGTTCGGGAGTTTTATCTTTTGTAGATAATTCTGGAGGAACAGCGTGGCAAGCAGTACAGACTTCTACACCTTTTACTGCAGTTGCAGGAAATGGATA